CCTTCCCGACGCTCTTCCGTTTTTTTTTTTTTTTTTTTTTTTTTTTTGGGTAAGACCCATGAAAATTATAATATAAGTTTCTTGGCTTATGAAAACTTGCCCGGAGGCAATTAAAATTAAAGCCTCAACCAGTAAACTGGGACACATGGGCGCTGTGTCTTGGAATTGCGCGGCCCGAAGGCCGCCACTTATTCCCTAAGTGAAAGAACGTGTGAAAATCCCGCCAGATTCGTCACATGTGATGTAATCTAAATCTTGTTCTTCAAAAGATTTAATTTCAAAATGATGTACTTTAAGTGCAGGAAGGATTTCTTGCACAAAATGTTCATATTCTGTTTTGCCATGTAAATACACATGGCGGAGGGCATCTTCGCAGACGCGTTGGCTGCGCTCGATACTAGTCAATGCTCCAGGAACTTCCCACGTGAGCATCTTATATATCGAACTTTTTGCCAAAGGAGCGACATACTTACCATGATGGTCTAAACGAAAACCACGTTTGAGGAAAGTTACTTGAGAAATATCGTATACTGCCCTCGGAGGCAACGTCTTATCATCCGCATCTGTCATCTCCTGGCCAATCTCGCGGAAAGCAGCGGCGTGCGCTTCCACCGTGTAGAAATGTTGAACAGCCTCATCAACCTTCTTCCCATTATCATCACCAAAGTCCATCAATAAGATAAAAAGTTCGAATGGGTACAGAAGCATAACATCGTCAAAGCTCTCTCCTGTCTCTCCTCCGGCATAAAACCTATACATAAGTGCATATGCCATAAGTTCGTACAACATTTCCATAATTGAATTCGCTTCGGCAGTACCATAAATACCAGTTGATCCACCAGTAAATAGACGAATTAAATCGCCCTTAACGGAAATGACGAGCGTTACCAAAGCTTTGGCCAAAGCATCCATGATGTCGAGTTCCCATTCTGAATAACCACTCAGGACAGCTAAGTTGTACATAACTTTGAACGCAGCTATGAATGCTTCAAGGCGTGCATCAAATTCTTTATAATCACCAAACAAGAGGAAATCTTTGCCATGGAGCTTAAAAGCTTGTGCGATCTTGTCCCATTCAGACGATGAAGCATTCACTCCTATCTTACAAGGAAGCTTATGTCGCAAACGCTTCATTGTGGCAAACAACGGACCATATAGACAGCGCATAAGCCAATATACCGAAAACTGACTAGCAGAGAAAACTCTTACTTTACCGTTTTGGCCTTTTTCGGCTTTTATGGCTTCCTGTTTCAGATTCCAAGTATTTACCATTACTGGCACTTCACCATTTTCGATTTTCTTCAACATGTCCAAAATTTCTTTACATA